AATGAAACACAAACTGATTGGGTAACACCTACTTCTACTTGTGTAGATACATCTACCACTACAACTACTACATCTAGTAGCACTACATCTAGCACTACTACATCTAGCACTACTACATCTAGTACAACTACTACAATACCACCACCGCCGCCAGCTCCTGAGCCACCACCTCCACCGCCTGAGCCAGAAAAAATAGAAGTTATAATGGAAGACGGAACAGTTTCGGAATACCAAGAATCTGAAATTTTAGACGGAACAGTAGAAAGAGATAATCAAAGAAAGAAAAATGAAGAGCTTTATGGTTGTTACATTACTGATATTGCTTTGGAACGTGGTGATTGCGATATTCCTGAAGAAATTATAGAAGAAGAAATTATAGAAGAAGAAATTATAGAAGAGGAGATATATGATACCGAAGAAGAGCTTCCTGATGATGATGTTGTGGTATTGGAATTGGACGATGAGTATGAAGATGAAGAATTTATTGAACTTACTGAAGAGGAAATACTTGAACTTGAAGAACAAATTGAGTTTGAAGATAAACTCCTGGAATTGGAAGAAGAACTTGAGATACTTGAATTTGAAACTGAAGAAGAAGCTAAAGAATATGTTGAAGCAATTATCGAAATTGAAGAATACATAGAAGAACTTGAAGAAATAGAAATAGAAGAAATAGTTTTTAAAGATCTACCTGAAGATATAATTATAATTGTAGAAGAAGAGGTAATAGAAGATGACATTGTTGTTGTGGTGGAAGTTGAAGAAGATGTCGAGGAAGTTTTGGTTGAGCCAATACAGGAAGATGTTGAGAAAGAAGTTATAGAACTTACTGAAGAAGAAGTAGCTATTGAAGTTGCTGAAGTAGAAGAAGTTATTGAAATAATTATTGAAGAAGATTTATCTGAAGAAGAAGTTGCAGAGGTTATTGAAGAATATGTTGAAGAACTTGAAACAGAAGAAGTTATAGAAGTTCTTGAAGAAGTTAATGACATTGGTGTACAAAATTTAGAAGAAGTTTCTGAAGAAGTTCAGGAAGTAGTTCAGGCAGTAGTTGAGGAGGCTATAGAAAATGTTGAAGATCTTACAGAGGAGCAAGTGGAAACTGTTGCTGAGGTATTACAAGTTGAAAATGAAGATGTTGCTATCGTTGCAGAAGCTATTAAATCAGACGAAGTAGTAGCTGAAGCCGTAGAAGAATATGTTGAACGTTCAGTAGAAAATGCAGACGTAGAAAATTACACTCTTGCTGACGTTGTAACTGAAGTTCAGTTTGAAACTTTTTTAGAAAATCCAATAGAAACTTTTATAGATATTGATATACAAAAAATAAACCTTTCAACTATTGGAAATGATATGACTACTGATCAGCGTGAAAAAGCTCAAGAAGTTGTAGTCCCAGTTATTCTGACTAGAATAGCTTCTATGGCTGCATTTATGTTTAGGAGAGGTTAATGTTTAATAAATTATGGAAATGGTTTATTGAAGCAATTAAAGAAACTTTAAATTTAAGCTGGACACTTGTAGGTTTGGTTATTGCGACCCTAACGCTTACTGGAAGTGCCCAGCAGATTACTGGTCTTGCGACTTTAATTACTCTTGGTATTTGGTTACTCACAATAGGATTCAGAAAATAATGTGTGAGTGTGAAATTTTATGTTGTGGGTGTAAACTACATTGTAAAGGATACAAATGAAGATACAGGTAGTAAGAACACAATTTGGTAAAGACGCAACAAATGGTTTGGTATATATAGACGGCCAATTTGAGTGCTATAGCCTCGAAGATCAATATCAAGCAGTAAAAGTAATGCACGAAACTTGTATTCCAGAAGGAAAATACAAAATTAAATTAAGGACCGTTGGAGGTTTTAATGAAAGATACACTAAGAAATATCCGACGTTTCACAGAGGTATGCTTTGGATTCAGGACGTTCCTGGCTTTGAATATATACTTATACACCAGGGAAACACCGACGAGCACACCTCGGGTTGTCTTATTGTAGGAAATTCTCAACAAGATTTAGATGTTAACTTTAACGGTATGGTTGGATCTAGCGCTGATGCGTATCAGAAACTATATAAGAAAGTTTCTGCTGCAATATTAAAAGGTGACGACGTAACCATAGAATACAGTAAGATCAATTTGGACGGCAGCACAGGAGTGTGTTGCGAGTGTAAGAAAATAGATAATATTGAAGACACAGTAAAACGAATTGAAACTAAGTTAAAATTAAGTAAGTTAATAAAATAAGGAGACATATGTCAGAAGAACTAAAAGATATGCTCGAAAGAGCATTTTGGACTTTTGTTGAAGCCTTTATTGGCGCATTAACAATAGCTCCTCTTGTAGGAATAGAAGCTGAAACAGTTCAGCTTGCTGCTCTTTCAGGTGGTGCTGCTGCCTTATCTGTAGTGAAAACTTTCGCTAAAAAACAGGTAAGTAAATAATGCCTAAATACGGATCAAAGAAGCTTAAGAAAAAAGCTAAAATGGGCGGCTTCAAAAAAAAGAAATAATAAAAAAAGACCTGAGCAATTGCTTGTCCAGGTCTTTTTTACATATCTACGAGAGTAGTATGTTAACTTTATTATAGCTTAGAAAGGTGGATCGTCTGACCCTTTTTCTACTTTTGCTGAGCCTACTGTTGGGAAGGTTTTTACAATATTAAGGTATTCACTACCTTCTTCTTTGTCTAACTCAACACCGATATAATGTCCAATATATTCGTTAGGATCAAAAGAAGTTTCTCCAGTAGATACATCTATCTTTAGAGCTTTCATTACCTCAATCATCTTCCATTTGGAATTTTTAGTGAACATTGTCCACATTTTGAAATTAATACCTTTAACTTCAATTTCCCAAACCCAACCTTCGTTTCCTCCTGTGCTTAAGTGATCTTTCACAGAAACAATTTTACCTTCGTAATCTCCTGCTTCTAGATCAAACTTAGCTGAGCCTTTAAGGTCGTCTTCAGCTATTACTATTCTTTTTGGTTGTACCATTTTTTACCTCCAATTGGTTATAGAGAAAATAATCATCTTGAGCCCACAAATGTAAACCTAGTCCTACTCTCATAGCACAACGTTTGTGAGCGTCAGATATAGCAAGTTTTAATCTCTCGCCATTGTTCATACGTTCTCCTGTTTTTCTATTAGTTACTTTATATGGTTTATCAACTGAGCCACTTTCTTGTATTGCTACAACTCTATCATCAATGTTCAACACCAATTCAAGAACGACACCAGTCAATGTTTTTCCATATTCCTTATGTTCATCATAGATTTCTCGTACGACAGTTTGATCATAAGGACCGCAATGCAACAACAATCTTTGAGTGACTGCACTATGCTCTACATAGTCGCCAAACTTTCCTGGAGCTGCACCTTTAACTAAACCTTGAAATGGTTTAGCTAATTCTTTAAGATTTTTCACGTCTTGTTCCTTCCTCCATAGAAATGGCCCACTTAGGAGCAGATGCAGAATCACAATTAATAACTTGCAATGTCGGATTATCTGCCCAAGTTCTATCTATAAAAGTATCTCTTATAGTTTGTGGATTTTTTTCTCTCATAGAAGATATAGCATCTAATGCTCTTAATTTAGGAACAAATGTAGGACCAACAACTGCGCATAAAGCAGTAATTTGATCTTCTGTTATATCTCCTAGTAGCCACCTAAAGAACTGTGGTAAGTCCATTACTTTATATTTGTAAGGTTTAGAACTATGAAAAACCGTATCGCCTACTTTATAAGAGCCTTTTTCTTCTACATCTTGACTAATGTATTGGTCTGTAAAAGTTTTAACTCTTTTAGTAGCATCTTGAGCGTGAGAAATAGGTATTCTAGCTATCACTAATTTTTCAACTGGTGCTTCGCTTAGAAAAAAACCGACTTCGGTATTCTCAACTTCATCTGCTGAACTGACTTCTTTAGATAAATCTAAAGCTTCAGATACAGAATTTATACTTTCCATAATTTCCTCTCTCCATTATGCAGATGCTTATTACAACAGGGCTGTCTTTTTACATCTGCACAACGGTTTGTATACCCTAACAAATTAATCCTAAACTTACTGAGTTTATACTTGTCATAAAATAGACAAATTGTCCCAACCGTCTTTACCAACTGTTAGAGTTAACACTCCTGGGTGCGCCCACAGGCCTGTTCTAGCCTTAAAATCGATACTTTTATCGATTGCGGGACATTGAAACCAAGTTCTATCTCCTTGCTGCATAGAGCGAAAATGGTGATAGTGAGCAGAAATCAATATTTCAGCTTGTCCTGGCGGCAGCCAACCAAACATTTGTCCTTTCCACCAATTTAAAATTTTATTTGTTGGATCACCACTACCAGCAGTCATATGTCCGTGAATAAAAGCTACTTTAATTCCATATATTTCTATGACCTGATGAAAATCATCTGACACATCTACTGTTACTTTGTCATATCTAGGATTTTGTTCCATAATTTCTCCACAAATTTTAAGGTGCATAGTGTCACTATTGTCTAAACGATTTGTAGTCACATTTCCCTTCCCAGAGCGAGACATCTCACCGTGATTTCCTGGAACTCCAGCTAAAATTATTTCATCTGCTATTGGTAAAAATGTATCTACACATTTCATTATTAATTTTCTAGCTAAATGATATTGTTCAGCTAAAGTTAGTTCAATATTAAATGGCTGCGAATCATAAAATCCGTGACAATTTTCAGTTAAATCTCCCATACCTACTAGATACACCTGTTTAATTTTCACACCAGCTTTACGCAGGTGTTTAATACGATCTATTGCTGAAGTTAAAGCTAACTCTAATCTTGCAACAGTAGCGTCAACTCCTAGATCAGATTTTCCGAGTTGCCAGTCACTCATCATAAATAAAAATGCCTGGTCTCCACCAAATTTTTTCTTTTTTAATACAGGTTTACGGCTTATTACTTTTTCTAACTTTGCAACATACTCATCACGAAGAGGATTTTTCCTTCTTACGACTCCTTTAAAAGCATAAAAAGTTTCAACAACGCCGCCTTTTAATTGAGCGTTCCAACTACTTGCCCTGACTTTTCCGTCTATTTCATAATGCTTGGGATCAAATCCCCATTGCAACAATATTTCGTCATATTTATTTTTGTAGTTTTTATCCGTTCCTACGTGAGTAATTTCTCCAAGACCAGTAGTTTCATCAAAATCATAAGTTGGCCTCCAGCCGCTAGGAAAATAATTATTTCCTAAATCTTCTGGTTTATCGCTCATTAGTCACTACCTTGTAGTAACCATAAGAGAGTTTCTTCGTCAATAACATAGACAATCCTTTCTCCGTCTGGTTTGCGTCTTTTACCACTACCTACTAATTTTTTCCAAGCCAATATTACAATTGCACTAGGACGTTTTTTGTGAGCTTTTTCTTTTGCTTTAAATAATTCTTGAGTGACGTTTAAACTTTGTCTAGCTTTAGCTTCGATAACAAATTCAGTTCCGTCAGCAGTAAATTCTATATCACCTATATCGTTAGATCCGCCTTCTGCAAGTCTTTTAGCGTCAGTGTATCCTTCCGCAATTAGCTTGTTTACTAGCGAACTTTCAAATGATGTGCCTTGTTTTTTAGGTTTATTCATCTAAGTTAAAATCTTGAAACATTTTTTCTATTTCAAATTTTAACTCAGCTTCTGCCTTAGTGTTAGGATATCTACCAGGATAATTCTTTTGATTCTTTTGAATTATCTGTTCCGTAATGTATAATGCGCTGCTTATTGTACTCATTAAAAATTCAGGATCCATTTGTGTTCTCATTTCAATGTAAAGCCCACAAACTATCATAAGCACATCTTCAACTGCAACAATGTCTTCCTGGTTTTTTAATTGTTCTTGATAATGATCTAGTATTACAGTAGCAAATTCATTTGGGGCAAAAGGATTAAAATCATCTTCTTCTGAGAAAAAGGGCTGGTTTATATCTGACATATTGTTATAGTAGCATACACGAAGTTATTGGAGGAAAATGAATAATAATATCAAAGATACACTTGACATAATGTCAACTGTCTGGGCCAATGGCGGCGGTGGATATGTATTCTTATCAGAAAAAAATTCTAAATGGACTGACAATAAAGTTCATTGGGCAAATTATTCTAAATTAAAAGATTTTGTTTCGCATCAAAATACTGAATCTGATATTTATTGGACACCTTTAGTTTTTGAGGACACCGATTCAAGAAAAGCAATCAATGTTAAAAAAGAACAAGGAGTGTTATTTGTTGATGTTGATGAACTTAATATTAATTGGGAAGGTGGAATTAAACTAGCGCCCGAGCCTTCAATAGTTTGGACTACTAGTAAAACTCGTTGGCAAGGGATTTGGTTGTTAGATGAATTGATTTCGCTTGAAGAACAACAAGAAACTAATAGAAGACTTGTATATCACATTGATGCAGACAAAGGTGCTTGGGACGCTGCAAGAGTATTACGTATTCCATTATCAATTAATGCTAAGAGAAATGGTGTTGTGGGAAAAATTAAGAAAATGGATTTTGATTGCACTTACACTTTAGATGATTTTGATGCCATACCAAATGTTAAAACTACAAGTGTTACACCTGCTGAAGTTCCTACTGAAATAAATGATTTTAATATTGGTGATCTACCTTTGGAAGTGCAGTATTGGGTTACGATATCTAAAGAAGAATATTTAAATCAAAAAGATATAGATAGAAGTGAATTGTTGTATAGATTAGCCACTAAGTTAATAAAGAATAAATTTTCGGCTGAAGATATTTTTGGAATTTTAGAAGGCACATTGTTTAACAAGTTTAAGAATAGGCCGGAAACATTAATGAAGGAAATACAAAAAGCAAAAGCAAACGCAAGTCAATAGTCACATTTCCTTACTGAAAGTAAATACAAAAAAGTTTTTTAAAAAAAATTTTTATATAGTGTGACTAAATTAATAGCCACACTACATAATTTTATATTATTGTAGATTGAGTTTTCTGTTTTTAGTTTGTGATATTTGTACTGGTAAATCGTGTCCAAAACAATCCCACATTGCAGAGTTCCAATCTTTAGTTGTATAATTAGCAACTGATATATGAATACCAAATTCACTATACATTTTTTTAAGTAATTGTTTTAATTCATCACTTATTAAATAGTCTGTATCGTAATCATTTGCTTTAAACAATTTTTTACTATCAACTATTTTATTACCATTTTTAAGAATAATACTTTCTTTTGGCTCTTTAAGTTCTTTAAAGATTTCATTAAGTTTATCCTTATGTCTACGATCTCCAAATTGATCGTAGTAATCAGCAATACTACCAAATTCGCCTACAATTTCTACTAAGTCTGCTGGTATAAATTCTTCTACTTCTGATGGATTATTAGTAACTACTTGACAATATCCGTCATTTTCGTCCCACCAATTATAAGAACTAACATAATTTTTAGCTTTATAACTATTGTTAGAAAACCAAATACCGTCAACTTCCTCGCCAAATTCTTGATTTAAAATAATTGTATTAGATTTATATGCTGGATTTGTAGTTAAAAACACCATTTTATCTGATCCAATTATTTCCTCAAGAAATTCAACGATACCTTTGTTATTTAAGAAATTACCTTTAAGATTTTTAAGTACAACTTCATTAAATACTCTTGTATCTGACATATTTTTTGTTGGCTCTACACAAGTTAGAACTCCATTATGTGCAAATACTGTATCTTTAGTTACTTGAAATGGGTGACAATTAGCTTTATTAGTTTTGCCTGATGTAGCAATTCTAGCGTGTATTAATATATCGCTATTTTTACTCCAATCTTTTTGAATTTGCATAACTCTACTAACAAATTCTTTGTCGTCCATAGTTTTAAATGTAACAATATTGTTATTGTTATCAATGTAAGATACACCGAATCCGTGTCCATTATTATTAGTCATAGTTTCTAATGTATCTTTATTTATTGTTCCTGTATTTTTAGGAATTGATGCGATTATACACATTATCCATTACCTCCATTTTCATCGAATAGCATTTCCATAAGTCGTGCTACTGCTTCTTCGTTTAGTTCTATTTGTTTTTGTTCTTGATAAGTATAGATATTATTATCTTCATAAAATGCTCCGTCAATTAATGGGAACAAATTAGTGTTTATCAATTTTTCCTTTTTTATCCAATTTCTAATTGTTAAATAATTAAATAGATTTGGATAGTTATATCTATTAGCTCTAATAAACAATAAATAATATTTAAGTGTATTATTTTTGAATTTTGCTATATCTTGATAAGTCATAGCACTTGTAAATGTGAACATAGATTGAACTAATTCAAAATTCTTTAGTAATCTATCAACTTTAAGATTACTTCTGAAATATCTTAATTCTACTGTATTTTGTGTTACATTTACTGCTTGTCTATTATTGCTATTTAATTTATATTTTACAACTCTTGCAAAGTCATCTGGTTTATATAAATAAGCCCATTGGTTTTCCTCGCCAACACTTCTTTGTGCCATACCTGCAATAAATTGTGGATTATCATAATGCATAGATAGAAATGCATAATACTGATAAGTATTAGTAAAACTATCTTTATCTATATGAATATGTCCACCACAAGGTCCATAATATGCTTTTGCATATTTTGCAATTTTATCAAAAGAGTTAAACTTTTGTTTTGCAATTATAAATCCTGCTTTTGCAGCTCTAATAGTCATAGGCATACTAACAAACTCCAAATCAACTGAAGCGTCATTTTTACATATCCATACTGCATTAGATTTAGTACCAATAGCACCAAAACTTAAATTAAGTTGTGCAAGAAATTTGAACATTTCTTTTTGTGATTTTAATTGATCCCAATCTTCATTTTCATAGCAATATTCATTACCACAAAATGTAGATTGTTCATTACCGTCTGAATCATCGTGATAATAACAATCATCACATTGTTTTTGTCCATTTCTGTATACTATTTCTAGTTCTAATCCCATAGGTACATAATTAAGTAATTCTGATTTAGTATTACCTGCACTATACCTACTTTTATTTCTCCACTCTACGATTGGATAAGTTATAAATTCTCCTGTTTTTGGATCAAAGTCTAAAACAGTATCTCCAAATGGTTTATAACTATAATCGTGTGGTTGAATTGCCTGGATATTAATTGGATAGTATTGTCCAATGGTATTAACTCCCTCATAATGATGAGATGTATTACCATAATATCTATGCATATTTTTAGGTAATGATGATTTAGTATAAGCATCTCCAATGCTTACTATTAAGTT